AATCAAATTAAAAACTTCTCGTGCATCTAACGTGTCAACGATTTCATTGGTATGTGGCTCCACTAGATCATAAGATAAACCGTATTTAACCTTTTTCATCCATTCTGAATCAACACCCACACTAATATTAAAATTATGAATGTCACCCTCAACGGATTTACAAACAATGAAATCCAAGATATCCGGATGAGAAACATCCATAACTGCCATATTTGCTCCATCACGTTTACCCCCCTGAGTTACCATAGATGAAACGCCCGATAACATTTTTAATACGGCTATTGGGCCACAAGCTTTACCGTGTGTAGTTTTAATTGAGGCTCCTTTAGACCGTAATTTAGATAGAGAGAATCCTGTACCCCCGCCAAATTTCTGTACCATAGCCATATCCGCAGCGGTTTTCATTATGCTCTCCATACTATCTTCTATAGGTAATACAAAACAAGCTGATAATGTTCCTTGTTCTGTGCCAGCATTCATTAAGGTGGGGGAATTTGGAAGGAATTCTAAATCTTCCATCATATGGAAGAAATCCTGTTCCAATAATACTTGTTCCACAGGGAACGTTAAATATTGCTCATCAATTTTAGCAACGGTTTTTGCTACTCTTTGAAATAATTCGTTGCTTGTTTCTGTTATTTCCCCCTTCTCAGTTTTAAGATAGTAACGATTTTGTGCCACGATTTCCGCGTGAGGTGCTAATGTAATAGTCTGTGTTGTCATATGTAATCCTCCTTTTTATCCTCGATATTCACAGTAGAGACATAGATTATTTTCCTGTACCCAAAATGAGGGTAGGCAGATACTTTCTTGACAATTTGGATTGGGGGGTTGATCCCCCACAACAGGTAATGAATCACCCCATGATAACACAGGCACATTTTCTAAATCCGTATTGTTATTCGCTTCTCCAAATACTTTTGTTCTCTCACTATCTCCACTTACTGTGGATTCCAACTTATCAGCAGCTGTTGAGTTCGCTCGTTCTCCCGGCGATACCGCATCTAACCAATCTGTTAAGTCTCCTACTGTAGTATAAACTCTTTGTGATAATTCAAAACAGGCGTTTAAAGCCATTGCTATTGAGAAGAAAGCATCTCCATGCCCCATTGGTGTTTCAGGGGCTTTTAATTCATTGTTTACGCATAAAATTTGCTGAGTTTGTCGTTCATCTTTAAGCAGTTTTAAATTACCGGAGTGTACATACGTCTCAAATATATGAGCCATTGTATTCTTTGATTTGACAGTGAAAGACATCGCTCTCCACGAATGATGTAATCCTCGATCCTCCAACTCTCCACGAGTATTATCTATATATCCTCGCGTAATTTCAAAGTTATCCGCTACTTCGTTTAAATATTCAACTTGATCTGAATAACTCCAACCATCTAACCATGATTGGTGTATCTGCTCTATAGTATTTCCTATTTTTCTAAACAACACTAGATGTGATGGATGTCTCTTCTTCCCCACATCAAAGCCAGCAAAGATTTGTTCATCGACAGAACTTGCATATACCTTTGTTACAGGTAAATTCCGCAATGTTGTATCTTCTAATTTATCAATATCCTCCTTTTCAAAATAACTTTCAGTAGTGAAGTGTGGCTGGAGCAAAAACTCAGAAGCAAACGATTTGGGCCTAGCTTTCTGCTGTTCCAATAACCATGTTTCATTATATAATTCTGGCATTAATACTCGCCGTCCCGGTACAGGATCGAGGGCGGGTAATATTCTAGACTTAAATCTTTCATCATCTTGCAACTTTGTCAGTAAATCTCCCGGCATCATTGGAGTCCCTAAGACAATTACTGGAACCCCCTTCAAGGGAATAAACATAGACTCTGTTAGAAAATGGTCTTCTACTTTTGTGATCTGCCCCATATTCAAAGGGTTATCAGGATCACGCAATACATCATCAGCAATTAACGCACCATTAACATGCATCCCCCTCTTAAATGAAAATAAACCCCCGTGCATAATATCAACAGGTTTATTTTGTAAATGGTATCTAAAAGAAAAATCTGCTTTCGGTGTTCTATTTGTTAACATCTCCGATAAAACTGGATTACGTTGTACAGCCTTATTAATTTCATTGATATGATACTTAGCCATGCCATCACTATACGATAAATATAAAACTGACATATCTCGTGTAGCCTTTAATAATCTCCATACACTAAAAGCATGACCTAATACTGTAGATTTAAAATGGAATCTAGGTAATACACATACATAATTTTTACCGTCTTCTAGACACTGTTCTATATCATCTGCTATAACTCCTATATGCCACGCATTAAAATATTCAGGGTGATCAAATCCTTGTGACCATATATTCAATAAGAAATCCCCGAAACTACCTATCTGCGTTGACGTATGGGCTTGAAGACCAGTATACAGCATCTCAAATGCTTTGTCAACTGTTGTCACTTCTTTAGTCATTTGAATCCTTTTGTACTAATGTTTTAAGTTTAAACGCTACCCGATCCAAAATCTCAGTACTTTGTATTTCTTCAATCAATACAGACATAACATCCTGTACAAATTGAAGATTAATCATTCCTTCCATCACTTGACGTTCCCCTTGAATACCTAAATCAAGGGCTTTAGCGGCATCAAAGGCACGAGTAAAACTCAATCCTGTTAATTCATGTGCCGCTTTATGTCGTAATGATTCAAATTCAGTTAAATGTTCTGTTTGTAATCTAGCGTATCTTTGTGTTTCAGACTCCTGTACTTGTGCAATAGCATCAGCACGGGTGGCTAGTTTCGTATCTTTCCATTTTTCTGTTTTAATCCATGTATATATCGTAGATACTGCCACTTGAATATCAAAAATACGTTTCAGTTCTATTGCAATATCCTCTGCCGTCGTATCTCCTACAAGATATAACTCCATTGCTTTGATTTTAAGTTCTTCTGGTAAACGTTTAGGCATGGAACGTTTCATTAGTATAGCTTTGATCTCCCGATTGCGAGTCTATGTTGCCTCCGTAAGGTGTCATATTAGGCTGGAGCAGCTTAGAAAAATCCATATGTCCAAGCTTACCATTCTTTGCAGCAACAAAACAATAGGGAACATCTTGACTCATACCTGTGGTTGTTCTTATTGTTCTAAAACGCAGTGCAATTTCATTAGGTTTACTACAAATTCCTTGGAAAACTGCATCTGTTGGGTTAGAACAAATCGGTTCATAAGCAGGCTGGTTTGTAATTGTTCCCCACGTTCGCTGTAAATTATCTACTCGCTTATTCCAAAAGCAATCATAGAAATCACACCATACAAGTTTCCCAAATTCGGCTTGAACATCTTCCTCAGTAACTCCTTCAGGCAGTTTATCCTCATAATCTAAATGTTTTTCGTACTTCTCATTAAATCTAAATACTAGTTCATCCTTTGCCATTATCTTTCTCCTTCTTTTTCCAGAGGGCTATACAAGCCGCATCTGCATAATCTTGTTCTTTGAATATATCTCCCCATTTATTGATAGCGAAAGCTTTAATATCCTGTTTAGAACAATTCCCTTTCCCAACCACATCTCGTTTCCACTTAGTATTATCTACATGACAACATTTAATTCCCACCAGCATACAAATAAAACGAACTACCCCAACCACCGAAGCGATTGCGATAGTTGCTTTGGGGTTTTGAATAAAAATCGCTGATTCAACAGCAGCTTTCATCCCACCTTTCCTCTTACGTAAAAGGGTATAAGTTATTGTACTAAGTTCAGCCAAAAAATCCTTACTAAAATCGAGCAATCTCTGCTCAGAATTTTTATCTTTGCTGGCCCATTTATACTGACCAACTATGTTTTCTTCTTGATCAAGGATAATTCCATGAATTGCTTTACTAGAACAATCCAACCCAAGATAATATATTTTATCCCCCATTTCGAGATTCCCCAAAGGTACGTAATGTTACTATACGAGAAACAGCATCATAAGCAGCTTTATAAGCATTTAACAACCCACCCATTTTTTGCTGTATTGCCGTCTGTTCTATAATTTCTTGACGTAATTCCTTTAGGGATTCATAAGTACTTAAAGCGGCGCCTCTAATTTCCTCCCTAGTAAACTTTTTTTGCCCCGCTTCCTCTCGTTCAGTTGCAATTCTATAGATGGCTGTTGAATATCCCTCATCAAAAGCAGCTTCTAAGGCTTTCTTCTTAGCTTCACTATCTGCAACATGGGCTTCTAGATAGGCTCTATACCCTCCGTAAGCTATTAGAAACTCTTCTAATTTTCGATTGTCATAATTCATTAGATTTGCAAACTCTAAACCTTCTCGTTCTGTAAGATTGGTTTGAAAAGGTGGCACATTTACCTCATCAACACTTCGTTGAGCATTGGCTAACGCCTTAATTGGATTCCAAGCTGTCTGTTTAATTTCCATTTTCATTGTTTAACCTCTCTACAAGCACAATAAAAAGCACCTGTACAACCAGTAGGCACATCATTTACAGACATATTCTGTATTTTAATACACCGTTCTAAAATCGCTCCCCATTCATCTGCGTTTTGCGGCACTTTAAACGCCTTCAACTCTTGATCATTTTTATTTTCATATACTACAATACCATTTTTAACCCCTAACAGATTTAAATATATCTGGAGTTGTACACTGTGGTCACTTTTTGGACTATCTATTAATGCTTCAAAACCGCGTGTATTAATTGACTTCAATTCTATAATTGCCCTATCCGTATTTTTATAACGAATAAGAAAATCATATCTTCCAGAAATTGGGGGGGCTTTCTAGTTTAACTGTTTGCTCGGAAGCTAGGAAAATACCCGCCTTACGTAGATATTT